TAGCTTATCATCAAACCCATAATGAGCTTTGGAAGTGTGTTTAAATCTATCTACTAGCACGTACCTATATACATAATTGTCTTTTTTAAAATGTAATATAGATTTTAAATCTTTGATCTTATTCATAAGAAGATGGGGGATTACTCCCCCACCTACTAAGTATTATTAGTCTTTAACGTATAGAACTTGCAACTGAATAGTACCAGTACCATTAGCACCGCCAAGGGTAACTGTAATTGGAATACCATCTTCGTCTGCATCAACTACACTGTTTCTACCTAAAGCCATAGTATCTGCTGCATCAACTGTTGCCGCAGAAGTTGAAGCGGCTGCTGCTTTGTATTCATCAACGTCAAGCGTTACCGCTGTTCCTGATGAGTCCTTGTAGCCTCCGTGTCCAACTGATATAGTGGTACTTGCCGCAAGAGCGTCATAACTTACTGATCCGCTCAAGATTCTTGCACCATTAGGTATGTAGAACATAGTAATAGTAGATTGTTCTGCAGCTGCTTCATATTCAGCAAATGCAACTCTCACTCTACCTGCTAGTTCGTTGGTATCAACCTTTTGAGAAGGTACACCAGCTATTTTCGCATATTGTATTGAGTTAGCCATATATATTTATCCTCCTATTATGCCTCTTGGCAAGTTATACCTAAGACTTTAGCTTCTTCCATTCTAGTAGCACCAATGCTTTGGCAGTAGTACACTTGAGTGGCATAAGATTTGTCAGCTCTTTCGTCAATTCTAGCGGAAATATCTTTTCCGATTCCTAGAGCTATTCCATCTTGTGCGAAGGCAAAACAAAGTCTGTCATTTCCAGATTTTGTCAGTCTGTTGGATGTTATAAAGTTAAAACCTAGGAACGTGTTAATTTCACCATGGACCAATGCTTTGATCGTGTTGAAATCAGAACTCGTTACTTCGGTTGTGCCAAGTAAATCAGCTATCTGCTCAGGACTTACAATGATGTGTCTAGGGATTGAAGGATCAACATCAGCTAAATCAAAAGTCTGCTTAGCAGTTCTTAATTTTGCAATTGTTAAACCAGCAGAGCCACTAGCGATTGCAGTCTGTGCGGAAGTTGAAGTTGAACCAGTTTCACCTGTGTAGGCTGTACCAGTTGCAGCGGCGATAATCACATCGTCTATAGCTCTACCCATTGCCATTGCAGCAGCTTGAGCGTAAGAAGATGTTGGATCAATCAAGAGACGTACTTTGTCTTGTTGATCAATCAGATCAGCATATTCATAATCCGCAAGAGATACTCTTCGTCTTGAGTGAGGTGTATCTATTTGTGGAGTGTCTGAATGTCTGCTAGTTTTTAAAACTGCAGTTACTGCTCCGACTTGATCAAAGAAAGCATTTTTTCCTACAACGCTTTCAAGTCTGACCTTGTCTCTTAATAATGATCCCATTTGTTGGGATAGCATTTGAATGTTAGCAGAATACTGCTGAACAAATGCTGTAGTTATTTGTGATGACATATTTGTCTCTCCATTATTAAAGTTAAATATTAATAACCCACATGGTCATTAATAAAAATAAAACAGAAAGGTTCTCCACCAAAAAAATTGATAGGCATTTCTTGCATTTTAGGTCTGTTAGACCGCAGTCTATTCCTTGCTGTCAGTAAGGTTCTTGCGAATTGTCTTACCTTTAACCCATTTATAATAAATATCTGCAGTTGGCAAGGGATTTGTTTTCTGGTTCTCAGAGCCAGATTCCTTTACCAACCGCAGTATTGCTAATCTAATTTCTTGATCGTTTAGATTACTGTTTTGCATGTAACATTTCTCTTAAGGTATATACTTGCTGAACCATTTTATCATGGTCTGGGTGTTGTTTGTTCCAATAAGGACTAGTTCTATCGTTAGTCATAGTAGCAATCTCATGCTCAAGATCTTTCATGGTATCTACATTTTCACTTTCTGTAGAAATCATTTTATCTTCAGAGAGCATACTAGCAATTTTTGCAAATCCTTTTATGATTTCTGGATGATCTCCTACTCTTGTACCATTTTGTAATTGCATATCTAAAACTTCTGGATTGATATTAGCTTTGGCTAATGCACCTGCTAGTTTTACTTTACCATCAAAGTCTCTACCCCACTCTTGTCTTAACTGTTGTTCAGATTGAACTTGAGCAGTTTCTGTATTAATCCTTGATTGTTGTGCAGATCCTTCCATATTATTTTTATAGAAATTTAAAATTCCTTCAGCCTGTTTATTATTTAAACCTAGCTTATGGGATTGTTCTGCAAATGATTTTATTGCACCTTCGTCAAAAGAAACAACATCTGATTTAATATTTAATTTATATTGATCTGGTGTTTCTGGTCTACCTAATTTTGAATAGACTTCGCTCCACTGATCATCTGTTGAATTATTATTAGGAATAACTACTTTATCCTGACCAATCATTCTAGTTGCGTTGATATAGCTTTTTGCTAAAGCATCAATCTCAGTAAATTTTTCTATACTGGGATCTTTTCTAAATTCTTCACTAATGGAGTCTTTCCAAGAAGAAGCTATAGGTGTGTCTGATTTTGCAACTGTTCTAGGTGTTGCTATTGAGGCTGGGGTTTCTGTAGATGTTGTCGCTGATTCTACAGGCGAAGCAACCTGCTCCGTTATCTGTTCGTTTGACATTGTTATTTTCCTTTTTCATTTTCATTTTGCAGCATAGATTTAATAAATAAAAGAACGCTGCGTTGTCCTTCCATATAAGCACTTTCATGGCTATCTCCTTTAATATTAGTAGTAGCATGGTAGTGGCATCTCTTTTCTAAATCAGATAAGACTTCTTTGCCTTCCTCTGTATTGAATATAAATGTGTAATTCTTTTTTAATTTTCCGATGAATTGTTCTAACTGTTTACTGTCTTCCATAGTAGTTCCTTTCGTTGTTTTTATTATTCTGGTTCTTGATTAACAAGAGCTTGTGCTTCCGCAGGTAATGCTTTTGCTAAAGGTGCTATTGCTCCTCCAGCTTGTGCCACCTGTTGCATCTGTTGCATTTGTTGTGCTTGTTGTGCTTGTTGTTCCTTCTGTTGTCTTTCTGAATTAACTTGAGATTGAGATTTTAATATTTTTTGTGGAACACCTACAATCTCCGCTAAGTGTCTTACTAAGTTATCAAAATTAACATAATCAAATACAGGAGCAACATTAGCAAGTGATCCTAAAATTTCTATAGCTCTCATAATAGAATTTAGTTCTGAAGATTTTTGTGCTTTAGCTAAAGGAGAAACATATTCAATTTCTACATCTCTACCTGATAAAAAATCTGGTGCTTGTGGTAACATATTAGCTCTTAATAAAATATTAAATACTCTATCAATTAATGGCTTTAATAATTCAGATTGAAGTCTACCAAGAACTGGTCCTAGTAATCTCATTTTTTCTTCGTTTCTTTGGATGACTTCTGTTGCTGTCATTTGAGGACCATTCTGCATCATCAACTGATTTACATAAAACACAGAACGAATAGAGTTTCTTCTTTGCTCTTCCATATTTAATCCTAATGGATTATTTGCACCAATGTTTAAAGGTTCAATTCTATCCCTAGTTCCTGAACGGTAAAAATTTAATCCGCCAGGTACAGTTCGTACAGGTAATAAGAATCCATCATCAGGGACTAGTAAAGGAGGATCAACTTGTTTCTGAGCTGCTTTGATCGTTGTCTTAGACATTTCATTTAACATCTTTACATCAGGTAAAGCAGTCATCGCAGGAGATCTTCCATAGATTTCGTTAGACGCTTTTAAATAGCGAGGTACTACAAAGGGAAATTCTTTAAACCCTGAAACTGATAATTCATTCCCACTTTTGTATTCTATATACACAGACTCAAATGGCATATTAACTTTATCTTTTTTCTTAGGGTTGAAATCAGATCTTGGGTAAAGTGCGTGTATCAATTCTATTTCTTGGTAAGGATCTTTTTTAGACATGGCTAAAACATCTGGAGAAACTTTCTCTCCGAATTTTTGGATCGCACCTCTAGCAGAAAGTTTAAATCTTCTGTAAACTGTGTCTACTCTTCCCTTGTCATTCTCTGCAATAAATACTTCATTGATATGTCTAGTTGAAAATTTAACTAAATCTTCTTCATCTTCTTCCACAAACATAGTGGCTGTACCAAAGGTAATTAGATCATGGTACAATTCAAAAATCTCTTGTTGAAAGTTAGAGCGATTGAACGCAGTGTACATAACTTCTGTTGCAGCTTCCAACCAAAGTTTTGCTTCATCTTCATTGTCTATGTCTTCATCTTTAAAGCGTAAAGTAAACCAGGGGGTAGAGGGATTAGTCATCATACCATGTAAAGAAGCCGCAAGTAATTCTACTGCTTGAATAGGAGAAGAATCAAAAATCATTTCATTTCTTTTATCTCCTCTTGCTCTTGTCTTAGTTACATCTGCTTTTCTTGGCATCATGTAATCTGCTACTTCTTGCCAATGAGTTTCCCATGTAGCTCGTTGAGCCTGTAGTTTGTCAAACCTTGATAATAAACTTTTAGTTAAATCTGTTTTTGCCATTATGATCCTAATAGACTTTTCTTACCTAGTGTTGCGTCTCCTTCTACTCCTGCGGTACTAGTAAGGATGGTAGCACTTCTACCTTTTCTTTTATTTTTAATACTTGTTTCTAAATTACCATCTGCATTAGCTGCTTCACTTTGCGAAACTTCTGCTATGGTTGGACTTGTAGTTTTGGGTGCAACTACTGTGGGTGCTGTAGGTGGCTTTGGTTTAAAAACTGAACCCATTAGTGTGTTTCTCTAGTTAATCCAGACACAGTTTCTTTTTTAGTTCCTTCTTTTTTAATTACTTGTTCTGGTTTTAAAATTATTATTTCTTTTTCTACAACATCTTCTTTAAGAGTAGTGGGTACTACTTTTTTCTCTTTTAGATTTATAGCCTTTTTTGCAAAACTAAATATTTTTTTAATGCTCATATTATGATCCTAGTAAAGTTTTCTTTTCTAACTCTGCATCGCTAGTGTCCCCTAATGGTCCTGTTAGGATTGTAGACTTTCTGCCTTTTCTTTTTCTCTCTACTGCAGCTTGTTCATCTGCAATCTTTTGCTTCTCTGCAGCACTCAGCTCCGCTGAAGGAGGTTCAGGCAAAGGTTGAACTGGAGGTAGAGACGGCATCTTTGGTGATAAAAAACCCATATTTATATAATCCTATAATCATTATCTGCTACATTTTGTGGAGCAGTTTGTCCAGTATTAATTTCTTGTAGTCCCACAGCTAGATACCTCATGGCATCACAAGCGTGGGAACTCCAGTCATGTACAGGCTTAGATCTAAACATTCTATTTTTATCTATGTACTTCCTGTGATAATGTCTTAACGCATCTATTAGTTTTTTGCAATGGTCTGTATCTATCCAACATCTGGGTAAGGTCATCAAGGTAGCATGTATTCCATCTTCTAGTGGAATCTTAGGAACAACTTTAAATCTAATTCCTAATTGGTAGGCGACCTCTCTCCTGGTCTTGCCATTTCCAAAATCAGTAACTTCAATATCATGTGGAGCAAAATGATCCTTATAGATATAATCTTTAGCTTTAAGCATCTGAATATAGTGGGGTAATCCTTGACCACGCTCTTCATGGTAATCTACAATATTAATAGACTTTCCATTTTGCTGGAAGAATATAATAGCAGAATGATCTGATACTCCTAAATCCCATGCGGTACTTACAGGTAATGCTGGATCGTAAGGAAC